AAAAGAAATGCCGCCAGCTCCAAGGCGAAATCGCTGACCAAGTCAACGAATACGCCAACCCTACCCGAGGCCCCGACGCGGAATTGACTAGCCTGATTTTTCAAGCTGGGAGGTTTGACGTTGGGGCCCCTGACCCGTCGTTTGAATCACAGACGCGGGCCCTTGAGTACATTGAACAAGTGTATCCTCGTACCCCACTTATTGATTTTACCGATGATGGCTTGTTAAAAGCCGTCAGGAGGATTATCAATTCTGGTTTCCTCAATGATGATGCCAGCCCCGGGATTCCGTACTCCGAACTCGGTGCCGATAATCACGAAGTCCTGACTTATAGTCGAGATTTTATTGAGAAAGTCTGTTTCGACAGGCTTAAGCTTTGGCGAGACACGCCTAGCTTTGAGGTCGAGAAACTCACGGAAGTTGAACTTATGAAATATGGATTCGCTGATCCGGTGCGTATGCACGTGAAACAGGAACCTCATACAGCTGAGAAAGTCAAAACTGGTAGGATGAGATTGATATCCGGGATGTCCCTTGTAAATCAAATATGTGAACGAGTTTTACATGATGCACAAAACCAGGCTGAAATTGCAACCTGGTGGAAAATCCCGTCGATGATTGGAATCGGCTTTACCGACCGTCAAAATAGTATGGTCTATAAGGCTTTTATGGAACTTTTGGAAGAATTTAGAATGACTGGTAGCGATATCAGTGGCTGGGATTGGTCTGTGCGATTCTGGATGTTCTGCGTGCTTTGTGAGGCGCGTATAACATTGACTAACGCGCGCGGGACCCCTGCGGAAAATATGTACCGCGTATGGATCATTGTGATTCGTCGTAAAATATTTTCTACTACGAACGGCCGCTTTTTCGTGACGATTGTACAAGATATAATAATGACTAGTGGATCTTTTGTCACTGGTGCTGGCAACTCCGTTATGCGTGAGGGGCTCAGTGCCACATTAGCTTATGAGGCGAACCCCGGTTATGTTGGGCCAGTTCCCGCCCGAGCCGTAGGTGATGATTGTCTGGAGCCAGAGTTTGAGAACCCCCGAAACTATTTAAAGTACGGGTTTCGTATAACTGATACTACTGAAGTGACCCCTGAGAAGGTTGAGTTTTGTAGCCACAGTTTTCAATCTGGCGGCAAAGCGTCGTTGATGTCCTGGGCCCGCTCTGTTTTTAGAACGTTGGGAAACCAACCTGACGACGAGCGTTGGCTCCAGTTGATGCACGAACTGCGCCATAATCCTGAGAGGAAGCAAATTGCACAATTTTTAGTTGATTGCAATTGGATTCCCCCGGTTGATTTTGGCTTCGACGTTGTCAACCAGTGTATTCCATGCCCTATTACCCACGAGCTTGGCGGTGGGAAAATATCGCCAATAAAACAAAATATGGAGGAAGTAATCGTGAAAGATATGAACAAGAAAGCTAGAGCCCAAAATCGTGCTGCGAAGCAACATGGGCCCCAGGCGTTCAAGTCTAAGTCTAACGCGCCCCAAAAGGCTGCTGGTAAGAAAACACGAAGGAAAAAGAACAAGGCGGCTGGTGGCCAAGTAGCAAATGCGAAGATGACCGCCGCCCTTGACCATCGCCTTGATTTGGCGCATGGGATTGTGACCCTCCAAATGCACAAGGATCTGCACAATCAGTTGAAGTCAATTTCTGACCCATGGAAGTACCAGGGGTATAAGAGTGTGGTCAACCGTGCGCCTGCGCCGACGCGGCTTTCAACCGTGGCTACGACCAGGTGGAATTCTACGTCGATTGAAGTTCCAGCCACGAAAACAATCCAATTTGTTTTGTTTCCGGGGCATGGTCCGGTTGATATGGGGTTGAACATTGATGTCACGATGCCACCGGTTGATACCCAGGCATTTCATGCTCGACCTTTCTATTATTCAACAGGTGGTACTGCGCTAGCCCCAACCTATGGTTCCGCCCATATTGGCCCTTACACGTACGTTGCGTTATACAGTGATGGTGCGGCAACGATTCCACCAGCAATGGGCTTGTATACTGATCCAGTCTCTGCATTGCCAATGGGCTATGCGACTACGGTTACTGAGGGCTATCTGGATGCTACACATAATTCAACGTGGCAGTTGATTTCACCCGATGTACCGTTGCCTTTGATTGGTGCGTCTGGCATTGGCCATTCGCGTTGGCAATGTGTGTCCGCTGGAATATCGATAAAGAATATAACTGTCGTTGCTCAGCGTGGTGGTAGTATAGTAACTGTGCAACCCGACCAGCCGTATTTTCAAAGTGGGACCGTGAATGGAAATTTTATAAATACCGTCTTGCAGACGTTGTTTGATCGGTTTTGTTCGTACACGAACCATGGGTCGTCTTGTAAGGTGACCATGAATTTGCGTCCAGAGGACCAGGCGTTTTGGCATACTTATGCTGACACGAATTCCACGTTTGCCAATAACCAATCTGATAGTACAGCAAATGCTGGAATTTATGTTTGGTTGAATGGCGATCCTGGAAATCAACAAAATTACGAAGTCTCAATTGTGTACAATTGGGAGCTTGCCGGGTACTATATTGAACCGGTGGCCGAGGCTTCGATTCACCAACCTGGCGCGCACGGAATAATGGAACGTGTG